GGCGACATTGTCTTCGACAATTTGAACTTCGCCGGCGCCGAAAAGATCGCGGAGCGGCTGCGCCGCGCGATGCCGCCTCAACTCACCGAGGACACCGATAAAAAGCCGCAGCAGTTGCTGGCGCAGCAGAACGCGCAGCAGGCGCAGCAGATCGAGCAGTTGACCGCGGCCCTCAATAAACTTTCGGACGACGTCCGCGCCAAACGCATTGAGTCGGAAAGCAGTATGGAGATCGAGAAGATGAAGATCGAGTCATCCGATCGCCAGGCCGCCATGCGGGCGCAGGTTGACCTCGTGAAGGTCGAAGCGCAGTTGTCCAGCACCGAGAATATCGCGTTGCTGAAGGCGCAGGTTATCCATCTCCAGCGGCAGATAGCCGTGATGTCTTCCGGGGCCGCGGCAGAGGCCGCGGAGCCGCCCGAGGGCCAGGAAGCACCCGAGTCTGGCGAAGCGATGGCGGGCGCCGGAATGCCGCCGCCGGGCGCAATGGGCGGCATGGGCGCCGTTCCGCCCGCAGCGCCGCAGGGGATGGCATGACGCGGTTAGATCGGGCCGTTCGCCATGCCCCAGACGCCGTAGCCCTCGATGGAAATTAGGTAGGTATCCCAACCGATGCGCGAATCGAAGGTGTACGGCTCCACGGTGATCTGGGCCGGCTCAATCATCAGGTCGAACATTCCAAGACTGTCGCGGATGATGGCGACCAGGTGCTCGCGATCGCGAACCGGCCGCACCGTCGCCATGCTATCGGCTAATTGGCCGCGATGTTCGCGGACAAGCCGCTCTTCGGTTCCATCCATGCCGAAAGTTTAAACGATCTTATGCCAGAAGAAGTGACCCTCACGCCCGAGCAAGGGACGGAAGGCGCCGCTAGCGAAGCTCCAACTGTTTTTCGGGAGTTTACGAAGTGGCGCACAACTGGTGAATTGCCCGAGGCGAAGGAACCCGAAACACCCGCGGCCGCGGAATCTCCGCAGGCCAAAACTGCACCGGACTCGGAAACGGACGACTCTCAGGAAACAGGGGAAGCAGACGACGACGCGACTCCCGCCGGCAAAGGCAAAGGCGGATCACGCCAGCGGCGAATCGAGCGGCTGATAAAGGAGAACGAGGAGTTGAAGCGGAGGATGGCCGGGCAACCGGCGCCACCGCAGGATAAGCCCTCGGAACCCGCACAACCGGCTGCGGCCGGCAAGCCCAAACTCGAGAACTTTAGGACGCTGGAAGAGTACCAGGAAGCCCTGACGGAATACAAACTCGATGAACGCGAGCGCACCCGCAGAGAAGCGGATGCGCGAACGGCCGCCGAGCAAGCAGTCCGCACAGAACGGGAAAAGTGGGCCAAAAAACAGACGGCCGCACGTAAGGCGCATGACGACTACGACGACCTGATCGAAACCGTTGTGATCCCGGCAGGGCCGGGCGTCATGGCGACACGTCAGGCCATATTGGAAGACGATCACGGCGCCGAGCTGCTCTACTACCTGGCGAAGAACCCGAAAGAACTGGAGCGGATCGCCGGCCTGTCGCCGGCGAGTGCCGTGCTGGCGATCGGCAAACTGTCTGCGAAGTTCGACACCCCTGCTACTGAAAACGGGAAGCCACGCATAACAGGCGCACCCAAACCGCCGCCGCCAACTGGAAGAGCCGGTAAGACCGCAACGGACGATCCGAACGATCCGGACGTCCAGAAAGATTTTCCAAGGTGGGCGAAGGCGCGGGAGGCGCAAATCAAGGGGCGATAAGTGCCGAACACATTACTGACGCCGCAGATGATCACCAACGAACTTCTGCTGCGCTTCAAAAACAATCTCGGATTCTCCGGGGCCATTGCTCACACCTGGGACGATAAGTTCGCGATCAGCGGCGCTAAAATCGGCGACACGCTGCGCTTGCGCGATGCCGTGGAATTCACGGTGTCGAAGAATCCTGACATCACGAGTTCGATTCAGGACGTCATCGAAACCCAGAAAACCCTCACCCTCAACCAGCAGGCCGTCGTCGCCTTCCAGTTCAGTTCCGCGGAACTGACGCTCTCGATCGACGCCTTCTCTGACCGCTATCTGAAGTCCGCAGGCGTGGCTCTGGCAAACCAGATCGACGTGGACGGACTCACGATGGCGTACCAGTCCACCGGCAACCAGGTGGGCACGCCCGGCACTCCGATCGCAGCCCTCGATCCGTTCTGGCTCGCCGGTGAAACGCTGGACACCTTCTCCGCGCCGATGGACGGCAAGCGCAGCATGGTCATGTCGCCCAAGGTGCAAACCGCGGCATTGAAGGCCGCGCAAGGTCTGTTCCAGTCCAGCAACCAGGTCAAGCAACAGTACGAGCGCGGCCGCATGGGCATCATGGGCGGTTTCGAGTGGGTGATGGATCAGAACGTCCGCACTCACACCGTAGGCCCGCTCGGCGGCGCGCCGCAGGTTGGCGCATCGAACCAGACCGGATCAACGCTCGCCGTGACCGGCTTTACCGCCGCGGCAGCACTGCGCCTCAAAAAGGGCGATTCGTTCACCCTGCCAACCGTCTTCCCGGTGAATCGCGTCTCGAGCGATCCGCAAGTGGATCTGATGAAGTTCGTCGTCACCGCGGACGTCTCGTCCTTGGCCGATGGATCGGCAAGCATCCCGATCTATCCGCCGATCACGGTGACCGGCGCTCTCCAGACCGTCACTAATTCGCCGGCCGCTGGCGCGCCTCTCACCATCACCAGTGGAACTACGGGCCAGCTCGTCTCCGAATCGATCGCGTTCCACGAGAGTGCGTTCGTCATCGGCATGGCGCCTCTGGAAGTGCCCAAAGGCGTCCACTTCGCGGCCTCGCAGCAAGACCCCGACACCGGATGCGCGGTTCGCATCGTCAGTGACTATATCGTCCTGACCGACAAGTTTGTGACCCGCTGCGACGTCCTCTACGGGCACGCAGCGCAAAGGCCCGAGTGGGCCGTCCGCATCGTTCAGTAGCCCGCCAATTCAGGAGTATCCCAATGTCGTCAAGAGACTACCCGCGCATGATGTTTCACCGGACCAAAGAGCCGGTGACGGTCCAAACACGGGAGGAAGAGGACGCACTGGGCCGGGAGTGGTCCCGCGTGATCTGGCCGGTTTCTGCGATGACCGAGCCGGAACCTGCGCCGCCTGCTCCCAAACCGGTTCCGCACTCGGACGGCTACTCCGAGGCGGAACCGGACAACCCGGAACCGGATCCGCCAACCGAACCGGAACCGGAAGAGGAGGACGCGCCGGCCACGCCACTGCGACGGCTGGCGCGTTCTCTGACCAAGTCGCACGGGCGTAACAAGAACAAGAAAAAAGGATAAATCTAAATGCAACCACTGACCGATACGGATGCCGTCGTAGCCGCCTGGCTCGCGACCAACCCAACGGAAGCACCGGCCGACTCTTACCCGAAACTGCTCTACAACATCAACCTTCCGCCGGTGCTCGTTCACACGGCCGAGCAGGAGAAAAACATGGGCGCCAACTGGCGGCCGGTCGTTTTCCCTGGCGAGGCGCCAATGCCAGACGTGGCGCCGGTCACGATCGCTCCCACGAGTGCAACCGTGCTTGCGGCCGGCGAGAGCGGCACATTCAGCGTCACGATCGACGGTGAAGGCGTCGATCCGACGTGGACCGCAACCAAGGACGCAGCCGCGGACTGGCTCACGGTCACGCCTGACACGCCGCAAATGGCCAATGGCGACGTCACGTACACGGCCGCGGCCAATTCTGGGGCTGCGAGGACCGCAAATATTTACGTGAACGGTAAAACCTTTGTAATCAACCAGGACGGAGTCTAAGGTGGCGAAGATGCGGGCGTAGTGGCGGCAGTGCCGCCACTACGTCCGCTCGTAGAGGGAAATCATGCCCACGGCAAGCGAACTGATCCACTCTTCGATGCGCCTGATCGGCGCCATCGCGGCCGGCGAGGCGCTCGAAACCGCCGAACTGGACGACGCCTTGGTCACGCTCAACCAGATGTTGGCATCGTGGTCAACCGAGCGCGTCACCGTGTACGAGATCCGCATGGACTCGTTCGCCATGACGGGCGCCCAGAGCTATACGATGGGGCCGGCCGGCGTCTTCGTCGCAGCGCGCCCAACGCAGATCGTCGCCGCACGGGCCTCGAGCGGCAACTACGGCCGCGGCCTGACGATCGTCGACGTGAACCGCTGGACGGAGATCCTCGAGCGCGGCGGCGCCGTCAATCTGCCGATGAAGGCATTTGTGGACTATGCCTTTCCCCTGGCAACCGTCCATTTGTGGCCCGTGCCGGCGGCCGGCACGATGATTGAGTTATATACCCTCCAGGAATATACGACCTTCCCCGATGGCATTGCGGCGCCGCCGCCGGCGCCACCTCCGCCGGTCCACAACTTCCAGCCGCAGCGGCTGACCTATGCGCTACCGAGCGGTTCCGGTTCCTTCACCGTGGGGGCCGGCGGCCAACTGGCGATGCCGCGTCCCTCGCGCTGCGATGCCATCGCAGCCAGCAGCGGCACATACCGCCGCATGGTTGAGATTGTGTCCGCGGCCGAATGGTCGACGATGCTCGAGCCTTCCGGCGCCGCCATCAGCGTCCCGCTGGAACTCTACATCGACTACGGGTATCCCTCGGTGACGCTGAATTTGTGGCCCGTGCCGCCGCCCGGCTCCACGATCGAGGTGCATTCTCTGCAAGCCCTGACGGCACTTGCCACGCTGGCCACGCCCGTCGACTTTCCGCCCGGCTACGAGGCCGCGATCCGGTACAACCTGGCCGTCGCGCTCTTGCCCGAGTATCCGCGGAGCGAGGCAGACCCCTCACTGCCGGCGCAAGCGCAGAACTACAAAGCGTCCATCGTGCAGTTGAATACGGCAACGCAGCGGCTCGGCGGATTGCCACCGGCCGAGACTGCGGTTTCCGAGACGCAGACCGTGCAAACGAGGTAATCCATGAAAGTACTCCTTCTATTGGTAGTCGCGATCTATGCGCAGGCACAGTCCGGATTTCCAACGAGCCTCTACACTCCCCTGCTCGCGAAGGACAATATCCAAACCAGTCTTACGTCGCCAATGGCCATTGGGGACAATGTCGCCATCGTGCAATCGGGAACCGGTTGGGCGCCGCAGATGGTTGCCTATATCTGCGACTCTACCTCCGGAACGCCGGCCAAATGCACCAGCTACGAGGTGATGCTGGTAACCGCCGTGAGCGGCAATGTCCTCACGGTGACCCGCGCCTACGGCGGCAGTACCGCGAAGAGCCACGCCACCGGCAAGCTCATTCAGAACGCCTACACGAGTGTCTACACCAACTCCGCGCAGAATGAGTTGCTCAACATGCAGAAGTTCACTGGCGGGCCCCGATACGTCGATCTGCGCGCCTATGGCGCGGTCTGCGATGACGTGACGAATGTTCAGCCGGCCGTCGCGGCCGCCATAGCGGCCGGCTACAAACAGATCTTTCTGCCGGCCCACTGCCTCTGGATCCCGACCAGCAACCGTATTCCGGACGGAGTCCACGTCATGGGCGAAGACTGGGCCTATAGCCGCATCGAAACCACAAGCGTGACGACGGTCCAACTCACGGCCGGTTACGGCGCCATCCTCGAAAACATCGTAACCAAGAACCAGTGGTGCTTGACGCAGACCTATCCGATGAATGTCGATCATAGTTGCCAGACGCATTATTGGGACAACTTTCGCGGTCCTGGAATTGATCTGACCGTAGCGTTCTGGGACCAGGAACATATCACCCTAAACCGCGGCTCGGGTTCGCGCGATATGCCGGGGATCGCTATCGGACAAGGGGGAGTTGGCGACGGACTGTGGATCGGCGTAGACGGCGCCGGCGCCGGCATCCGGTTTTACGGCACTGGTCCGAATTTCACCGGCTGGCTCATGATCGCGGACGTGGGGTTGCCTGGCGGAACGGAAACCGGAATGGGCTATCTCGTCAACGTCAATAACAACACAGCCCGCGGCATTCAGATCAACCGCGTCGGAACCGGAACGGGACTGATCGTGGCTTCGACCTCTGCATCTGGCAGCGACGTGGTCATCTCAAGTTCCAGCAAAACGAGCGGCGCCATGCTGACGTTTTTCCAGGACACCTCGACTTACACCGGGACTCCGATCCTGATGAACATGGCGTCTTCGTTCAGTGGCCGGTTTATCGACCTGACGGTAAACAACTCAAGCAAGTGGTGGGTGGATCAAGGCGGCAACGCAACTGCGGCCGGCAACGTGACTGCGGGCGGCGGCGCGATTCCGGTGTCCCGATGCCTGACCGCGGGAGCGTTGCCGGTAGGCGCACTCACGGCCAATACGGCCGCATGCGGCACAAGCACCCCAATGGGATTTGTGGGGAAGTGATGAGACTGGCCGTATTACTGATCGTTTGCGGCGCCTTGCTGGCGACGGATGCGCCGCCAAAGATCGATCCGGCCCTCCAGTTTAGGGTGCGGACGCTCGAAGCAGAGTTCCAAAGGCTTCGGGCGGAAATCGCAGAGGCACAGATCCGGCAGACGAAGGTGATGGCGGAAATAGAGCGGGGCCAGCAGGAGATGGCGAAGCAGTGCGGCGCGCCGGCCACGGTGAGCCAGGCCACGGGCGAGTGGTTCTGCCAGCCGTCTCAGACCGGCACAAAAGAGGAACACTGACATGTTTGGTGGGGGTGGAGTATTCGGCGGGACTGGCGGCGACGTAGGGACGGGACCGTCACCTAATCCGGTCTTCGTGGGACGCGGGATCCTGTACCCGGCGCTGCGCAAGGCGGGCATCACGCTCGGGCCGCAGCGCACGCCTTCGACGGCGCAGTACCAGGACGCGATCGAGGAGCTAAACCGGCTCGTGGGTTCGCTGAGTTGTGACCGGCTGTTCATCTACACGCGGACGAATGCGCTCTTCCCGTTGACTGATGCCGCGGCTTACACCATCGGCGCCAGCCCAGACCCGAATATCGTAGCCGATTTGGCCGGCCCGCGGCCGCAGATGATTGAAACCGCCAACATCGTCACCGGCGATAGCGAGTCTGCGATCCGTTACCCACTCGCAATCCTGACCGATTTACAGTGGGCAGACGTCAACCTGAATTTCGGGAACACGATTCCGGACTCTCTGTACAATGACCGCGCCTATCCGCTTTCGACGCTCTATCTATCCGGACGTCCGATGGCCGGTTGCTGGCTCGAGCTTTTCTTCTGGGCGCTCGTTCCACAGTTTGTGACTCCGGACGACCAGGTGATGCTTCCACCAGGATACGAAGACGCCCTCGTTTTGAATCTCGCGGTACGCATGGCGCCTCACTTCCAACGGCAAGTGCCTCCGGACGTGCGCGAGGACGCGCGCAAGGCACTGATGCGCCTGGAATCGATCAATGCTCCGCAGCCGATTGCATCGATAGGATTCGGCGGCTGCGGCTGCGAATTCGATATCTACTCTGGCAAATGAAAATCTCCCTGGCCGGGCCATCCTACACGCTGCAAAGCGTGGTTGCCGCTGCGCAGCAGTGCCTGAACTGGTATCCCGAGACGCTGGCGGTTCCGGACGAGCCGCGGAAAACGGTTCTCTTTCCGCGGCCGGGATTGAAGTTCTTTGCGCAGTTGACGCCTACCAAGATTCGCGCACTGTGGGCCGGCGGCGGCCGCCTCTTCGCGGTCCACAACGACAAACTGTCGGAGATCCATTCCAATGCCAGCATAACCAGCACCGCGAAGGTCATGTTCCAGGGCACGGGCAATCCCGATCCGGCGCAGATCTTCTCTAACGGCCACCAGTTAATGATCATCACGGGCGGCCTGGTCTACATCGACAATGGCGCCGGCCCGGACCCAGTGCGCTTTTCCGTGGGCGGCACGGCATCCGCGAACGGGACGACCAACAACGTCCACCGTCTGACGGGGCCGCCGTTCAATGCGCCCACGATGAACGGGCGGGTTCTGCGATTCCAGGGTACGACCTTCACCGGAGTGAACGTCACCGGCCCGGACGACATGACGGTCACGCCGATACCGGCGGCCACCGCAGAGGACACCTGGACGATCGATTCCGGCGCCAACGTCGACGCAGTCACCGGCGGTTTCCTCGACGGCTATTTCATCATCAACCGGGTTCCGCGGCCCGATCTACCGCAGGATCAGGATCCCGGCCGGCAGTACAACATTTCCGGACTCTACGACGGAACCTTCTGGGACGAACTCGATTTTGGGGTGAAGGAAGGCGATTCGGATTACATCAACTCGATCCTCTGCGATCACGAGGAGTTAATTCTATTTGGGCGCGGCACGACGGAAGTTCATCAGAACGTGGGTATCACGCTCGACAGCGCCGGCGTGGCGAGTTTCCCGTTCCAGCGCATGCCTGGCGCCTTCATGCGCGAGGGCAGCGTTTCGGTCTTCGCGCCGTGCTCTGTGGGCCCGTACCTGTGCTGGCTCGGCGGCTCGCCCCACGGGCAGACGGTGGCCTACCGCGCCCTCGCCTTCCAGCCGGAACGCATCAGCGAGCATGCGCAGGAGGAAAGCTGGAACAGTACGGACTTCAAAGTGTCGGACGCAGTCTCCTACTGCTACCTCGATGCCGGCCACCTGTTCTGGGTGATCAATTTCTGGCAACAACAGGTGACATGGGTCTACGACATGACGGAGGGCCAGTGGCATGAGCGGTGCGGCTACAATCCCGCGATCACGGGCTGGCTGGCTAAGGCGAGTTTCACCCGCTATCAACCCTGGTTTCACGCATTCATTCCTGAATGGGGCCAAGGCGGCAAACACATTGTTGGCGATCCGGTGACGGGCAAGCTGTACGAGCAGTCCCTGAACTATTACGACGATGACGGCGTGCCGATTCAGTATCTGCGCGCCTTCCCGCATTTGCTGAACGAAGACCGCTATCACTTTCACCACAGGTTTGAAGCCTACATGGAAACCGGCACGGTGAAGGCCGGCGACCCGGAAATGACCGTGGGCCTCGATTGGTCTAATGACCGCGGACACACGTTCCTGGCGCTGCCTCAGTTCCAGGGTTCCGGCGTCAATGGCGCCTTCTCCAAACGCATCGTCTGGCGCCGCCTCGGTCGATCGCGCGATCGCGTTTACCGCGTAGGCGTGCTGGGGAAAGCGAAGGTTGCGATGACGGACGCCTTCCTCGAGGCCACGCCGGGAAGCGCATAATGCCGTTGACCATTCCCCCATACCGCGCTGCGTTGCTGACTAACGCGGATGGATCGCCGGTGACGCGCGCCGGCCCGAATGGCGACGGTGACCCGATTGCGACGGAACGCCAGTGGTACATGTTCTGGCAGAACGCGGCGCAGCAGATCAACGACGGCGCTACCCTGCTCGGCCAACTGGCCGGCCTGGTCGATTACGGCAATCACGAGGACCGGCCCGATCCGCAGTTCGCGACAGACGGCGCGCTCTACGTCGAGTGGAACCGCGGCTCTGTCATCTATCAGAACCAGGGCGGAACCTGGGTCTATATCGCCGGCACGATGTACGGCACTCTCGTGCCCGATCAGCGGCCAACAGACCTCGGGCCTTCCGCGGATGTAGGGTTCCTCTTCAGAACAACCGTGGACCCGGCGCAGGCATTCGCCTGGTCCGGTACGGCCTGGATCGAGACGACGCCGATCCGGTATGGCACGCACGCCCAACGTCTGGCTGCGCCGATCGCGAATCTTGTATCCGGAATGCTCTGGATGGAGACTGACCGCGGGAGCGTCATCTACCAGAACCAGGGCGGGACGTGGCTGTTCCTGACCGGCACAATGTGGGGCACACTGTCTCCCGATCAGCGGCCCACTGACCTCGGCATCCATGATGCCGGATTCGATTTCCGGTCCACGTCGCCGCCACCGCGCGAGTTCGTCTGGAACCAGACGGCCTGGATCGAGACGACCTCACTTAGCGGCGCAGCCCTCACGCACCCAAACGTCGTCACCAAGGTGGGCGCGACGCCGGGCCAGATCGCGGAAGGCGGAATCACTGACGAAAGCGCCGCAAACAGCGGTAATCTCCACGTCGATGCCGCCGGCAACGTAGGCGTGGGGCCGGGATTGCCGGCCCTCGTGGACCGTTTGACGGTGCTTGCCGGCGCGGAAGTCGCCGGCATTGCTGGGGGCATCCGGATCGCGACCTCAGGAACAACTTCGGTGAAAGTT